ATAGTTCGTTAGCTAAAAAATTATTGGGGTGGAAACCACAAAAAAATATTGAAGATTACATAAATGAATATAAGTTTCGTATTAGCTGTTTACAATAACCTATCTATAACTAAAGAATGTTATAAACATCTAAGAGAGTTGTATCCAACAACTCCATTAGTGATTAGTAGTGGTGGTTCTAATGATGGTACCAAAGAATGGTTAGAGTCGTTAATGGATGAAAATTTGTCATTTATTCACGACGATGATAAGTTACCATTCTCCGATACATATAACGCCGGAATCAAGCTGGTAGACACCGAGAAATTGGTTCTAATCCATAATGATATGGTTATTGGTAATGGTTTTTTAGAAGCATTAGAAGAAGATTTAGATGAAAAGACATTATTATGTTACACGACTGTTGAGCCCCCGATATTTAAAGGTCATATTAGGCCGGGGAAAGAAATCATGGACCTCGGCTCATCATTTCTTGATTTTAGGTACGATTTATTTAATCAATATCTGGAACAAAGAAACCGTGAGAGCAAGATTGTTAGCGGTGGTACATTCTTTATGAGTGGATATAAAAAATTATTCGAGGATGTTGGACACTTCGATGGATTTAGTTTTTTCCCAGCGTTTTGTGAAGATGATGATTTTATTATCAGAACCAAACTAAAGGGTTATGATTTAAAGACGACTAATAGAGCGGTTGTTTATCATTTTGTTAGTCAAACATCTAGATTCAGCGAAGAATTTAAACACAATAGAATTCAAATCGAAATGAATTCTAATAGAAATTTTGTGAGGAAATGGGGATTACCTATTTCGATGTTTAATGAAATTAGATATTGGGAAGATTCTGTTTTTGTATTTAAAACATTCTCAATGGGGTTAACAACTAGAAATAGAAATCGCTTATTTGAGATAGAGCCATTCTTCGACAAAATTGATTTGGGTGAGATACCAGAAGATTATATTGAAGTTCAACAGAAGACAACTAATTATGATTTAAGAAGTAAATTCTTGTTCGCTGAAACTGTTGATGTTATGGTATATGAAGAAGGTGAATTTACACCAGAAGATATTATGACACTTTATCGTTTAAGATTAAGTATACCACAATATGATCCGGGTGAATATCGTACTGGTAATATGAAAATTGAGATTAAGAGAAAAGTTTAAATACTGTTATAAATCCCAACAGCACCAACTATTAACCAGAATATGTTAAGTATGATATATGGTGTGTTGCTTCTTTCCCAGGCACAATAAGTTAATATTAACGCATCGATAGTATTCCATATCCACATCAATAAAAACGGTGTATCCTTGTTTAATATGGATAACATACCGAATGCCATAATTCTCATTATTACACCGATAGTTTCTAGAACTACCAAAGTTTTTTCTGATTTAATAAATTTACCTTTAGTTTCTTGTTTCATTTTATATAAACTTGATAATAAATGTAAATATTTTTCTATTAAATGTAAAGTTTTAAATTAACAAGTGGTACGAGATTTTATGTATCTATATTTGTTTGATGTAAGTACCTAGCACAATAATTAATTGCGTGTTGTTCTTCCATAAATGGATTACTTATAATTGTTTCACCATCTTGTAAGTATTTTACGTACCAACATTGGTTTTCTAAATAAATTTCTATGTTTGTTACTTCTCCCATTTTAAATTTCTAATTAAGGTAATGCTTGTTCTGGTAAATTATTAACATCTGCAATTGGTAAAATTTCGGTTCTCCATTGTTGGGGTTCTTCGTCCCAAATATGAACTTTACCTTCTTCTTGTTCAGGGCATTCAATTGGTGCTTTCCAAATTTGATTAACTGTATCTAAAGACCACGATTCAAATGGTTTGGGTGGTAAAAAAATGTCTAATTCAGGTAAATACCAATACCCAATTCCGGCATACATTTTTCTTATATTACCATTATATGATGTTTGAATCCATGTTCCACCTAATTGTAAATCACTGGATAAATAATCATTTCCTCTATGTTGTTGTTCATCGGGAACAACTAAAATATCAACAACTACGTTGTTAGAATCTATTTGTGCAAAATGTGCCATATTATCTATATTTGTATCTTATTATAACTATTCCACTTCCACCATCTCCACCCTTATTTGTTGCATTATAGTGAGCACCACCTCCGCCGCCACCACCAGTGTTTGTTGCGCCATTTCCGCCAGGTGTGTTAGCCCATGAACAACATGCGCCTCCACCACCATCAGAACCCCACGCTAAACCATTTCTTCCACCAAGTGCGGTACCTAACGCACCACCACCACCTCCGCCAACACCACCATAACCACCTGTAGATAGTGAGTAACTTCCGCCACCACCACCGCCTCCGAAATAAAATGGTTTACCTAAAATTCCCGTTAATTTACCGGCACCACCATCGGGTCTATTGTTTCCATCTGCACCTGCGGCGCCTGCACCTCCACCACCACCTGAGTAGTATGAGTTACCTTGATAACCACCTCTAAATCCTTGTCCTGAAGTACCCGCTCCTGAACCATATGCTCCAGGTGCTGCACCATCATTATTATAACCCGAAGCTCCACCACCTGAACCACCTGAATTACCAAAATGTATACCTAATCCTTGTGTGTTATATGAAACGCCACCCCAGCCACCACCTATAGCAGTTAAACCATTAAATGAAGAATTACCACCATTAGCACCTGTTACGGTTGGGTGTCCACCTGTGGTTCCCGCGGGCGCACCTGCGCCACCTCCACCAACAGTTATTACATATGAAGTTGGGGTTAGAATTGTTGTTCCTAATAGAACGCCTCCTCCACCTCCGCCACCACCCATATTTGTTCCACCTCCACCTCCACCAGCAGCAATAAGATATTCAACCTCTATTGAACCCGATCTAAGTGATGATAGGGTAAATGTTCCACTACTATTAAATCTATGAACTCGATACTCACCAACAGTTGTTATAACACCACCTGTTGCAACTACTTTTTGTTGTTTAAGTGCGGCACCTTCAACTGTCACGGTTGTAGATTCTAACTTTGCTTGTCTGTTGTTTAATAAATCGGATATTGTTGGTTCTGAACCATCACATTTATCTAATCTTGGGTCAAACCATTGTAATCTGGTTGTGTTATCACCACAATAATAATGATATACTCTATGATATCCACCTGTTGTTCCCGGATACCATTTTACGTCACCGCCAATGTTACAAAAATTAACACTACCATTTCTACCACTTGTTATGTATCTACCAGAATCAGGGTGTGTTGTTGCACCACCAGTGTAATTAGATGGAAAACAATGTCCAACAAGTAGATACCAAACGTTTTGAGTATACGCACCAGTACCACTACATTCAAAATATGGGTTACCTTCTTGTGCTCCGTTATCTATTCTAATAACAGCATTAGGACTACCGTAAAGTCCCAGATATGATGTTCCTCCAGCACTTGATGTTGTTCTTTTAACCCAAACTGACCATCTATATAATGAATATTCATCCACATCATAGAATCCTGTGCCCCAACCACCATCATCAGCTGCGGAACCGTTTGGTCTAGATTCCCAGACAACTGAACTATTACCAAAAGGGTCTGTGCCGATTACTCTTTCGTTTTCATCAGTACTACCATTTTGACCAAAAGCACCAGTACCCCCTGAACCTACCGCCCAAGAGTATGGATCTAAAATGTTTGTTCTTCTAAACTGTACTGGCATATAAATTAAATATTTTAAACTCCAAACCTTGCTCTTCCATTATTATAATTTTGTAAAATTTCGGATGCGGATAATGCTCTATTATATATTCTTACGATTGACACACCACCATTAAACCATCTTTCCGCACTTGTGCTAAATCCTCTGCCAATATTTACGTTACCCATAGTTCCCGTCCAATTTGAAAAAGTTAAACTTGATGCATTAGTCCCATTGTAATAACTTAAAAAACTACTTGCACCTGTTTTAGTAATAACGGCACAATGTATTCCAGAGGAACTCAATCCTGATGGTACAACATTAACTCCAGTATAGTTTCCCGCAGCATCTCCAACAACCCAACCTAGTGTTCCATTTGAATCTTGTTCCAATCTTGGTCCAATATTACTATATCCACTAGCCCCTCCATTAAACACTAAAAAATTACAATCGATTGGATTTTTATAGTTAGAAACTGAATCTGATTTAAACCAAATTTCAACAGTAAATGTTGAGAATGAACCTATATTACCAGCACTCACAAAATCAGGAGACCCACTAAAATAAATTGACCCACCTCCAACATTATATGAGATGGCCGTAGCACCGTTGAATGTTCCATCGTACCCATTACCACTCATATCTTTCCATTGAGTGTTACAATTCGTACAGCCGGGATTTGATGAGTAGTATTGACATCCATATCCACAATCATAATAGTTGGATGTGTTAATATATGATGCATTGTTTCCACTATCTAACCATAACACCAATCCTCTGGTCACAACCGCAGGGCTTGCCGCCTCACCGCTTGGGTTAAAATCAGTTGCATCAAATACGTTTCCGCCAATATCTATACCCATAAAATTATTTTATCTACCAAATCTAGCTCTTGTTGCTTGATAATATTCGTTTATTTCGTAAGGATGTAAAACTCTATCATATAGTGATATCATTCCAATGTCACCCCAAGGTTGACTTGATGCATTTGGGTTATTTTGGTCTCCGTTGTTGTATGCGCCAACAGAACAAAAACCATGTTTAAATCTTGCATTTGAGCTTGAAATTGATCCTCGTATAACCCCCGCAGTTTCATTATAACTAAAGAGATGATAAGGAACTTCAGCATCGTACCATCTCCAAACTAACATATCCCAAGAAGATGTGCCATATGCTGGTAAACTTTGTTGGCTAAATCCGTTACTATTAAAACCTGTACCATTTGTGTTATCGTACATACCGATTGCCCACGCACCTGATTGAATAATCACTTGGTGGTCTGCTCCTGAACTTAAACCTCGTAATAAAGTTCTCCATTCCGCAGTACTATTTTTAACTCTAGTCCAGCAAATACATGTTGCATTACCAGACAAAGGGACATCTGAACTTGTTTTCTTTGCGCAACCATATGAACCATTAAAGTCCATATATTTTGGTCCAGAGGAATTGTAAGCCGATGCGTTTATAATAAAATTATAACCATTACCACTTAAATCATTCCACGCAGTTCCACTACCTGGATATGAATCAAGATCACCGGCATCTAAATGTAAAACCATCCCATCTCTCTGCACTTTAGTTTTAAAAATACCAGTACTTGTTATATCTGATGAACTGATTATATTACTATTAATATCTAAAGGCATTGGTTTATGGTTTGTTAAAATATAATGATTATTTTTTATTTAATCAATATTATTCTGGTCGCTTTGGTGTTGCATCTTCTGGTTTTACTTCTTGCAACATAAATTTATATACTTTATTTCTTTTATTATTATATAAGAACAAATCATCCTCACCCTCAACAATTGTGTAATCACCAATACCGTTTGATAACGATAAATCCGATGTAAATAATGTGTTCCATCTTGCTCCAGATGAACCTAAGTTTAACGTACCATTACTTAATGGTAATATACTTCCACCTGATGTGAATGTACCTGCGATTTGCATATTTCCATTTCCTACGTTTAACGCGGCAATTGGTGTTACTCCACTTTGTCCCCAAGTGAAACCTCTTGTCGAACTATTACTATCTATATTACACTTTATGGAGTAATCTGTAACAGGGCCATAATAATATTCAGATGAACTACCCATATGAATTTTATACGTGTCGGAACCTCCCCAAAATTTTAATCCGTTTCCATTACCCGTTGATACACCATAAGATGCGTTTAAATTACTAGCGTTTGGTGCACTACCCGCAGTAGTTGCGCTTGTAGCACTTGTTGCAAATGATACGGACTGAGAGCCAATGTTAGCTGTTGTAATTGCATCTGTAATTCCATATCCACTTATTGTTGTTGGTTTTGATGAAACGTTTGCAAAAGATATACCTGTGATGTAAGCACTATTATTTGTGAACTGTGAAATGTTCATTGATGTTAAAGCGCCCGCAGTGGTTGCAGTGGTTGCGTTTCCGGATAGTGCTCCTGAGAATGTTGGGGCTGTAATTGTACCTGGAAATGATGTGTTACCACTACCATCTAGTAATGTTGCAGTCCTAGTTATACTACTAAACACACCCGTGTATTGTCTAACATATATTGGTTCGGTACCATCATCGGAAGTTGCTATTTCAACATAACCGGCATTTGTTGCTGTACCACCAACTCTTAATCTGAAATAATCGTTATCAGCAATTGATGCATACAATAAGTCACCAACGTTAGCACCTGTTAATACTGTGCTAACTGAACCACCACCTGTAATTGTTAAACCACCAAATGTTGGTGAGTTACTTGTTCCTAAATTTTGATTTATATTAAAACTATTAGCAAAAGAAGTACCTGACGTACCAGAAGACCCGCTAGAACCAGAACTTCCTGAAGACCCAGATGTTCCACTTGAACCAGAACTCCCCGAACTACCACTGGTTCCACTTGAACCACTAGACCCTGAAGATCCACTTGTTCCTGAACTTCCGCTAGAACCAGAAGAACCTGAAGTTCCACTAGAACCGCTAGAACCTGATGAACCCGACGTACCACTAGATCCGTTAGAACCCGATGTTCCACTAGATCCAGAAGAACCTGAAGACCCACTTGTTCCTGAGCTTCCTGAAGTACCCGAAGTACCACTAGAACCTGAAGACCCAGACGTTCCGCTTGACCCTGAACTACCTGAAGAACCTGATGTTCCACTAGAACCATTAGAACCTGATGTTCCCGAACTTCCACTTGTTCCGGATGAACCTGAACTACCTGAAGAACCTGAGGTCCCACTTGAACCAGAACTTCCGGATGAACCAGATGTTCCACTAGAACCTGAAGAACCTGATGTTCCACTAGAACCATTAGAACCCGATGTTCCTGACGTGCCAGATGAACCATTAGATCCCGATGTTCCGCTAGACCCTGAAGACCCTGACGTGCCAGATGAACCATTAGATCCTGAACTACCACTTGTACCACTTGTTCCTGATGAACCTGACGTACCAGACGAACCATTAGATCCTGATGTTCCACTAGAACCCGATGTGCCAGAGGTACCACTAGTTCCAGAAGTACCTGATGAACCAGCACCAACCAGGTTGGTACCAACACCTGCCGCTAAACTTGAGATATCAATATATGCACCTCTCGCAGTTCCACCTTGTTCAAAAAATCTTAATCTATTTTGCCAAATATCTACTGTAACTCCCTCACCAACAAGTGTTGTATTAGTTAACGCTTTCCCTAATAAAATTTCACCACCTTCATCACCACCAGTAGCATTTACAACTAATTTATTACCACCAGTAACAATTAATGAACCAGTGATTTCTGTATTTGAATTTATCGAAACGGTTGTACCGTTGTCTGTTATATTTGAATCATTTAAGTGGTCTCCGCCCGCTGACTTTGCAACTCTACCACTAGTTAATGTTAATTCACTACCTAGTGAACCAGAACTTCTAGGACCTGACAATAATACACCGCCACCATAACCCGCCTCACTTGAGTTTTGATAAATCCATCTATTGTTAACAGAATCCCAAAGAATTGAACCAGTAGCAATACCAACCGATCCTGAATCATGAACTTCTAGTCCACCAAATCTAGATCCAGGGCTAGCAGTGTTTACTGTGATAATATTGTCTTCAACTCTTAATTGAGATGATGTTACGTATGTTATTGAGGATGAACCTAATACTGTAAAATTGTTTGTCACAATTAAGGAACCAGATATTGTTTCGTTACCAACAACGGTTAAAAGTGAACCATCAAATCTTAAATTATTTTCCGCAGTTACGTTTGGTGAGGAACCATTAAGTGTTAGAACACCATTGTCTTGTGTTCCGCTCATTGTTACGGTTCCGCTAGATCCACTAGATCCACTAGAACCTGAGGTTCCTGATGTCCCCGCTGTACCACTAGACCCTGAACTTCCGGATGTTCCTGAACTTCCGCTTGAACCTGATGTACCGCTTGACCCTGAAGACCCAGATGTTCCACTAGAACCTGATGAACCTGAAGTTCCTGATGAACCAGATGTTCCGCTTGTTCCTGAAGTACCTGACGACCCGTTAGAACCTGATGTTCCTGATGAACCAGAACTACCGCTCGTTCCACTAGAACCTGATGAACCTGAAGTTCCTGATGAACCAGATGTTCCGCTTGTTCCTGAAGTACCTGACGACCCGTTAGAACCAGAAGATCCCGATGTACCACTTGTACCAGCGGTTCCGCTAGATCCACTAGAACCTGATGTTCCAGAACTACCACTAGAACCTGAGGTTCCTGAAGTTCCAGCGGTTCCTGAAGAACCACTACTTCCACTAGTACCAGAACTACCACTTGAACCTGATGTTCCTGAAGAACCAGATGTTCCTGAAGAACCGCTACTTCCACTAGTACCTGACGTACCCGAACTTCCAGATGAACCCGAAGAACCACTCGTGCCCGAACTACCATTTGATCCTGAGGTTCCACTAGTGCCTGAGGTACCGCTTGATCCCGATGTTCCACTAGAACCAGAACTTCCGGATGAACCAGATGTTCCACTTGTACCTGATGACCCAGAACTTCCGCTGGTTCCAGACGTACCCGAACTTCCCGATGAACCTGAGGTTCCTGATGTGCCAGATGTACCTGAAGAACCACTCGTACCTGACGTTCCGCTAGAACCAGAACTTCCACTTGATCCCGATGTTCCACTTGATCCTGAACTTCCTGAGGTTCCGCTAGTTCCACTAGTACCTGATGTTCCACTTGAACCTGAAGACCCTGAGGTTCCAGATGTACCTGAGGTTCCTGATGTACCAGATGTACCTGAGGTCGCGGCATTAAAAGATGTTCCACTTATAATTAAATCACCGGTTATAATTAATGAACCAGTAATTTCTGAATTTGTATTAATTCTTAAACCATCTGTATTTGAAATTGATGCTGTTGATGCACCGTCAGCTATTCGTGTTAAATTAAGTCCAACAACACCACCCGCTGGGATGTTTGTGATATTAGAGCCATCACCACTAAAGGAACCACTAATTGTTCCTAAAACTTTTAAATCACCCGAAATTTCGGCTGAACTTGATACGGATAATGATCCCGATATGTGTGCGTCAAATATATTCATCTAAATATGGTATTATACTTAGATAAATACTTGTTCGTTTGAATGTTAGTTAATTAATTTATCAATTTCCCCTATAACTTGTTTTGATGTTATTTGTTTAGAACATTCAAATTGTTTATCAGTATTTGAATGTACTGGGCACCACTTCCAGTTACCGGCGTCAAAATCATAATCGGACCAACAACTATTACAAACTTCTTTATTTATTACTCGGTAAATGTTTTGAAATGGTTCTGCAAATACATCTGTAAATCCGGATATTAATATTGTTGGTGTTCCACATCCCCACGCCAACCAACTCAACCCGCTACTAATCCCAATAAAGAATTCTGATTCTTGTATTGTCTTAATTACGCTGTTTAAATCACCAGCAGGTTGTTGTGTTATACCTTTTGGATGAATGTTACCCATGTAACCGTCTTCTTCTTTTGATAACAACCTAACCTCGTATCCTTTACCAATTAAGTAATCAACAACATCTTGCCAACCAGTTGGGTTATTCCAATATTTCGCTTGTGCTGTAGAATGAATTGCTATAGTTACTAATTTCTGTTTAGTGTTACCAATTTTTGGTAACTTAGGTCTAACCTCTTTATAATCTAAACCTAAAATATCTGATGCAATTTTTAATAATGGCTCCTTTTTGGGGTCGGTCAAATGTTTATCATAATCAATCATTTTAGAATCATTATAGAACATACCGATTCGATAAAGACCGTAGATGTTATTAACAGTTGAACCAGGTGAAACAAACTCAATTTCTGGGTATTCATTTTTAAATAAATCGTTAAAGAATGTTGAACAAACAACTGAACAATTATGTTTCTTTCTAAACTCATCCACATATGGTATAAATGCTAAACTGTCACCTAATGATTTGCTCTCAAAACTAATGAAGAATCTATTTTCATTAGGGTTAAATTTATGCTCAAAATAAAAATCGTTATCAACACCACTCACCTTAATTAACCAATCAACATAATATTTTATTGATGCTTTCGCCCAGTGATTACTTTTAATATTTGTTTCATGTAAAACTCTTCCACTTTTATTATCAATAAATTCAATACGATATTCTTTGGCGGTTTTTTCTAGTATCTCAATGAATGGTCCATCAACAAAATTAACATTAATGTTTTTTGATATCTCTTTGTTTTTTCTTGTTATATTATTCTTTCGTTTAAATTCTTTAACATCATCAATAAGTAAATCAGAAAATACTTGTACGCCTTGATAATAAACTATAACAGGTAATCCTTTAATGTATTTACCAAGTTTTTTTAAATGAAAATTACCTATGATAATTTTGTAAAACTCTTTAACATCACCATAGTTGATTTCAACCACATAATCTTGTGTGGCCGGTTTATCATTAAAACCAGATATAAAATGGATTGACAAATCTTCATTATCATCAACACATAGATATGTTTGAAATCTAGCGCCGTTTCTATTAATACCATCCCTATTCCAAGCAGCAAAAAGATTTAACTCGTCATCATTTGCTATGTATTTTGTAACAAATATTCTTTTAGTTACAGTTTGTAATGTTTGGTAGAATGTTTTTTCTAATTGCCATTCATGTTGTTTTCGTAAAAAGAACTCCTTCTTACTATTAATCTTATTAACCAAACTTAATGCGATGTCAGTTTTAATTGAAAATATGTACGTAGCCGAAAAGGGTGATGGTTCATTAGTTGATCCTTCACTATATTCATAAACAACCGCATCGTGATGTCTGATGTATTCAATAAACGCTTGACGATATTGAATCTCATCTGGTAGGTTATCGTACTCAAGAAAGTGTATGTATTTCTTACCCAATTGATTTGCTAGGTTAAAAGCATTCTTCATTGTTAACCATATAGCATAATCATGGTGAAATGTAACCTTGTTACTTATTTTAAAATCGTCTGTCTCTGTCCATCTATCACTAACAACACCATACTCTTCAAAATCCTTTTCTTCTAAAATGTCATTGTTCTTGTCATAGATACAATAATCAACCATTTCTTGGAACTCAGGTTTAATTGGGTAGTGACCACATAGTATTATTGGTATATTATAAACTTTAACCCTTTCAATTAAATTAGTTAGTGCTAGCTCTTTCTCTTTAGTGTCAAGCCAACAATCAATTACAAATATATCTTCAGTGAATTGTGTGTACATTATCTCTTAGTTACAATAATAATTCCATTTAGGAAATTTATGGATTCAATATCCGTTCTACATGTTGGGATGCTTTTTGAATTTTCAATTAACCAATCTTCCCTTCTTGCGTGTACATTTGGTTTGTTGTGATTCATTAGTCCACGGAAGTTTAAATCATCTGATAAGGATTTAAAATATTCTATACTTGTACTTGGTTTTAAATAACCGCCACCATATTCATCCCAGTAAGCCGTGGCACAATCTTCAACAATATAAACGCCACCTGGTTTTACTGAATCAAATAAATGCTGGAAAGAATAAGTTACATGGTCATTCATATGTGAACCATCATCTAAAATGATGTCAAATGGCCCATAATGTTCGCTGGTTCTAGATAAGAAACCACCATCAGCTTGAGAACCAATCTCAATTGTAATTCTTTCTTCTTCGTATTTTTTACATTCAGGATTTATATCAATACCTAGAATGTGTGAACGATAAAAATAATCCTTCCAAGTTAATAAGGATTTACCATCTAACACACCAATCTCCATCATCATTAACTTATCATAACGATTAAATGGTAGATACTTTTCATACTTAACACAGTAATTGTGTATATCAGAACTCTTATCAGTTCCGTGCATTTTTGCTAATTTATCTAGTGTACTCATCTTGTAAAATATATCATTTGTAGTGCGTTATTGTCACCCATAAACAATGTGTAGGGGTTAAAACCTAATCTAACCATACGATTAATTAAATCTTGTCTCAATTCTTCGTCATAATCAAAGTGGCTATGGTGATATTCCATTGAAATGTTTTTAACTTTCATTAGGTTTTCATCGCTGATACCTTTGAACGCGTGATGTTCTGCTCCCTCAATGTCTACCTTTAGAAAATCTATTTTATCAACTAACCCCGTTTCAAAAAGATAATCTAGCGTATATGTTCTTACCTTATATTCTTTAGCACCTTCCTGTGTTCCAAATAAATTAGATCCACCTATGTGTGTGCTCTCAAATAAACTTAATTCACCAATAGAATCACTTCCCGCAGCATTGAATAATACAGAACGCGGATCAGCATTTAATGAGAGAAGTTTAAAGTATCTTTTATCTGGCTCAAACGAAATAACTTTGCTAGCACCTTGACTGTACGCCCATCTATTAAAGATGCCGATATTCCCACCCAACTCAACTACAACGTCGCCATCAAAGATTCTTCTCTCTCTATTTTTATAATAATCCAAAAGATTAAATATCTCGTGAAATATGGCAACAAACCAACCATGTTTGTTTGCTATCTCAATTGTACCCCCTTCAATATTGAAATATTGATTAAAGTTTTCCAATTTATATACGTCAGTATAAAAACAATATGACTTATAAAATGAATCATCTCTTTTCATTTTAATAAACTCAATCATCTTGTCCGATATCTCAGCATTCTTATTCCCGTGGAAATATAATATATTTGATTTATCTTCTGGTATAAATTGATACCCAAATATTCTATTGAAGTTTTGTGGACCATCTTCATTCCAGAACTTATAAAACTGATGTAACGTTTTATCAATAAACCCTTCATCCCCATCATATGATGATGTGTCAAAATTTGATATAGGTAAATGATTAGTAAAACCGTGGTTCCATCTTATTGCATTATCAATACCTTCATCATTCCATAAAAAATATCGTTTATAATCTTCAGGGCTACCTTTCATCATTGTGTCATAATATCCCAATATACCATCAAAAAATGCTCTTGAACCTTGATTGTAAATGTAGAAACAAATATGCATGTATGGTTGTTGTTTTTCAACACCCCATCTTTTAGCTAACTCTTCATTAAACAATTGCGTTTTACCGTCATCATATGTTCCAAAGAATTCTTCTTGAACATGTATATCCGACAATGGATATCTACCAACATGTTTGAAATATTTTGTAACGGTATCGATATTGTAATTAACAACAACATCACCGTCAACCCAAATATAATAATCAAAATCTTCGTTTAATGATTCCAAACAAGCCCATTGTTTCCAATACCATTTATCGTGTTCTGATATTTTGGGTGGATTGATTGTTTTTCTAATCACATTAGGATAATCAAACGGCACTTCACAATCAACACCATAAACAATTATCTTGTGTCTTGAAAACATCATTAATGATTGTACCAACTTTTCAATAACCGGCATATATTGTAAGTTACCAGTTGTAACAAATGCAAATGACTTGAATCTAGAGTTGATTATTTTTGATGCGTTTTCAGCTATTGTTTCCCAATTAAAGTTCTTGTGAATATCTTTAGCATCAGATCTGGATTTAATCCACATAGCTGTTTGATAATCGTACGCTTGTCTCATTTTCCATTTAAGGTCATCCCAATCTGGTTCACAATATTCACCTGGAAATTCTTTTCTTTCTATGTTAGCAGGTCTTAATTCCTTGATACTAACCGGAACACCTTTACCTTCAGCAAATTCTAGTTGACCACCCCAATTAGAATAAATGGCCGGCGTACCGCAAGCCATCGCTTCAATAAGCGGTAGATTCCAACCTTCGCTTCTAGCACAAGAAACAAATACATGTGCTTCTTGTAAGTATTTTACATATTCTTCTCTCGATGGAAAATTAAGAAACGTTATTTTCTCTGTATCAATTTCGTGTTTTTTAATTCGTTCCTCTGTTGACTTTAAACCATCGTTCGGGTACGGGTTCTCAACAGATGCAATTAATTCTACATCATCAACATCTTTAAAGACCTCACCAAAAGCTCTGAGTACTTCAGTCGTTCCTTTTCTATAATCCCAACGACCAAAATACACAAATCTAATCTTATCTCTTTGTGGGTATTTTTCTATTGGTTTAAATGTGTCAACATCAACACCTTCTGGAACTATAGATATTTTTTCAGCAGGATACCCTTGCGCAACTAAACAATCAAACTGCCACTTGGTCGGCACCCAAACCTCATCAAAGTAAAATAGTCGCTTGAAGAAATTATCTGGATATAATGTTGATTCCCAAACATTGTACGCTATTTTATAGCCATCATAATCATGATAAAAATAAATGTTGTCGGTTTCCACCAAAACAATGTGGACATCTGGAACAAAATCTTTTTTAAAGTTATAAATTGGATAATCACTAGTTGAACCATCAGCGTTAAACAAACTTTGAAGGATTAACATATCCTTCATCTCATCAGTGATATATGATTCGCCTTCGTGTGGCTTTTCATTATAATCATTCCAACTATTACCAATGGTAAGGTTTCTAACCCTTACTTTGTGATACTTGTTTAAGGCGCAGAAAAACGACCTTGCATGATTGGCATACCCAGTGGTACCAATAAACGACGTATGTGCTAATATATTCATTAGTACCTAAAATAAGGAAAATTTGTAAGAAAACCAAGCCCCTAAGGGATATATGTTGGGAAGTTTTTCTTAATGAAGTCATATAAATTTTTGGCATATTCTTCATTGTGTTTTCCTGTTGCATGTTTACCGTCAACGGAAAACTCTCTGAAGTTACCATAGTCACCATCAAAACGATGTTTATCTGATATAACTTCATCCATTAGAAAAGAACCATTCCAAGTATATGGGATTTTTCTTAGTGATAGGAAATTGGTTATTAATAAATGATTTTTATACCAATTAATCAAATCATTTTCATCATGGGTTATCTTTGCGATTGCCTTGTATTCATCAACACCTTCCGAATCTTCTTTGAAATATCCCCAGGGGGTCATATGAAAGGGCTCTAAATCCCCATTAAACTTGTAGTATTCTTTTCTTGAGGGGTATGTGTACATTAGATTAACCAGATTGGGTCTAAAGGTGTCAATTAAGGACACAATACACCTAGCAATGTAATCATTACTTCTACCACCAAACCCAGCATTTAAATCAATACCATTAGGTATTAACCTAGAAAATATATGCGGCCAAGTTTCCCAGTCATTTACCCCCACACCTTCCGTATGTGAACAACCGACAGACAGGATTCTAAACCCATCCTTGTATATTGAATCACCTCTGAATCCTAGTTCATTATATGTGTAGGTATTGGTTTCACTATCATCCGAACCAGAGCCATTAAATGTTTTATTACGTCTTTCTGATAAATTCCATTTATAAGTTGCAACATCGAATCCGCTTTTATTCCAAAATTTTATTGATTTCATATTAATTTATTTGTTTTAAATTCTTTCTCCAATGTTGTACAATATATACTCATCTCTCTAATTTCTATTTCTTGTGGTTGTTTTATTAACCAATTTATAATTTTTGCAAGATTTTCAGTATCTAATTTATTTAAACTTTCAAACCCCATATGAGTTGATAAGGTGGATGGATATAAATTTATGACCCTAACTTTTTTATTTTTATTATTTCTAATCGCATTTAAAGATACTTCTTTTAACTCTTTTTTATTATTTGCATATTCTGGCGACCAATCGGATGAATGATACACACAACTGCTATTCATATTAATAATTGTTTTTGGTAAAAATTTCCATTTATCAAAAATTAATTCAAATAATATTGTTTGATAGTTTCCTTCGTAAGCGTTGTTTATAAAAATATCACAATCATCCAATTGTTCTATAATTTTATCCGTATTTTTAATATCAAAACCATTACTTCTACTAAATCCTATAACATCATATTCTTTTATTAAATTTGAATAAATGTCATTTCCAATTCCGTTAGAATGTCCTGTTATTCCAATTTTCATATTAGTGATTTTTTAGGGAAATCTAAATTATCAATATGTAAAAATCCAATAATGCTCCACCTTTCACCCTTTATTATTTTTTTTACTTCATGTATTCTTTGACTAGGGAAAGTATATATGTTACCCGTTTCTTTTGGTAATTGTTCTTCTGGATTATATAAAACAAATTCACCTCCATCATAATCATTGTTTAAACATACCCCTACATTGTGTATTTGTGTTTTATAATATGTGTCAGCATGTTTTTCAAATTGTTGGCCGGTGTCATATTTGTGTATATATATTTTATCTAATTCTTTTTTTATCTTTATATTAGTTTTATTTATAAAATACGTTTGAATTTTATCAAATATCCATTGGGTTTTATTGTTTCTATTGATAACCCAAACAAAATATCTAATTGTTATTTTTTCTTTATTAACATTGTCATCATAACCAAATGGTTTAAGTTCATCCAACTCTTTGGATAAATTTATTATGTAATCACACTCATCTTTACTAAATGATATTTTTTCTCTTAAAATCATGTGTTAAAGTATATGTGTCTTTTCTATATTTTTTATCATAATCAAGCATATCCAAATGTTTTGGGTTTTCAATGTTTAAATAACTAATAACTCTATTAACGTCTATTTTATTAATATACATATTTTCATACGTTATTTGAAATAAATCTTTATTTTTTAATAAGGTTTTTAATTGTTCATATTTGTAAACAGTTTCTATTATTTTATTTTTATTATCTTCAATCCACTCATTTGTTATTTCATATATGTCGTGCCACCTGCTTTTGTTATCAGCATTAATAAAACTTATGGCACTGTCAATATTATTTTCCCTACTTAAACAAATAACTTTATCAAATTTTTCAATAACTTCATTTGGTGGATTGTATTCTTCGATAACAATTTTTTTTATTATATTATTTTTAATGAAAATTGAATTAAATGTGTTAGCATCGTAATGATCATAATCTACTTCAAAATTCAATTCTTTTGATATCCATTTACATAATGTGGTAGAACCACATCTTGTATGTGATAGTATTAAAATTCTCATCTATATTAAAGTTTTATTTGTGTTGTCAATAAACTCATATAAATTATGAAAAAGGTTTTCATTTTTCCATACTTTATTAAACTCTTTTTTAAATAACTCATGTTCTGGATGTTCCGTATCCCATACTTGTTTTAATTTAAATTCACCTTCTGAAAATGTCCCCCAATTAGTTATCTTACCAAAAAACACATTTACTCTTTTACCAAATATTGAGTACATTAAGTTGTAAAAAATACCCATTTCCATGTAATTGGAATCTTGAACCACAAATGATGTTTTAACTGAAATTGGTAGAGTGCTTATGAATTTTAAATTATCAATTAAATTATCCCATTTACCACCCAACCTGGTTTTATTTTCATAGGTGTCTTTTGTACCAGCGTCGATGCTAATTTCACAAGAGTGGACATATCCGTGTATGTTTGGCATACTATCCCACATTTCTTTATTCCACATAGACGCATTTGTGTGTAGGTGTATGGAATTTAAGTTTGGGTATTTTTTAGGGTTAAAATTTCTTAGATAATTTCTGAATCCGACAGAAACAAACGGATCCCCTGATCCAGTAATATATAGGGTTTTAACATATTTCGAGTAGTGATTATCAATCTCCTCTATTGTTTTTTCTACACGTTTTATACCCTCACTATTTTCAACTATTAAATCAACTCTACATGATGGACATTTGTAGTTACATGTTCTATCAAAATTCATCATCAAATAATCTGGTGCGTTATTTTTTACAATAGGGCTATTAACATTTGAATTTGATTTTAAAGTGACTGGCCCAGATTCCGCACCATACTTCACTAATTTACTTAAATAAGGACAAAGCTCTTGACTACAATATCTAAATGAACCATCTAATATCGAGTTTCTTATATCAATAATTGGTTCGCTATTATAAACATCTTTTAATGGAATTTCACTAAGTTCTACTTTGTTTGGTAACCAGGATGGACAGCACACAAAACAAACATTGTTATGTATTTCTAATGATGTAAATGGCACACTACACGTATAATTTTTTAAATCAATTTTATTACCCATTTAAATTAATGTTTTAGGAATTGTTAAGTTTTTAACATCACAAATTTTATTTAAAAAAAACTCATTATATATTTTTTTTCTGTGTTGAAAATTAAAATATAATTCTTGGTTAAATCTACATATATCTAATACTTTGGGGGTGTCATAGATACTAGCCAGTTCTTCAGCGCTTTTTATAACTTGTGTTATTTTATCTTTACCTAGCATCTCATCATAATCCTCATTAATCACAGAATTAAATGTCTTGAATCCCATATCCCTTAAGGTTTTAAGATAGTGTTTAGATGGTGAATATATAACAAACGGGACACCTAAATAAATTGCTTTCCAGGTTTTTTCTGTCAGATGAATTGAATTTGGGTATAGCATTGTTTCCAATATAATATTAACTTTACTTTTATAATACCATTTGGGGTTTATGGTGTAAAGATACTTTTCCATAACTAAATCAGCACCATACATTACATCATCTTCTAACTGAATAGGGTTAAAGTTATCAACATCTATGTTTAATTCATTAAGTAATTCTTTATTTAACAGATTTTTATTCGTGCTATTTTTTACCCAAGAAAATCTGGTGTCATTTAACAACCCCATATGATATAACCTCTCGATTAATTTATATTTTTCATAACCCATTCTTCTATTTAAACATAAGAATTTTTTATCAGGTATGGTGTTAGGGTTTAATTCAGTTACATATGACTTTAAATGCTCATAGGTAGATAAAAAGAAATTAGGAAAAAAACAGGTGTTTAATATAAAATCCCCATATTTTGTTTTACCTATACCAATTTTAGATGAATCGTTATTTACAATTATTAATCTGTTAAAATCAATTTTATTTTTTTTTAACAAATTAAAAAAATTCAAGGATAAATTATCCACCCAAAGTTCGGCTTCCCCAGAATTATTACACATAAAATAGAAATTTTCAGATTGTAACTTAATTAGTAATTCAATAAATTCACTAGAATGAGTATACGCTATGTTTGGGATATCGGAATTAGTCCATTCAGTTTCTAACAAAAAAAATAAAAAATTTAATTTTGTAACATCTACCTTATCGGTGTGGATATTTTTAAATAAGATGTCACTATCTATTTTTTCGATTGAATTTCTAATATTTGTATTTGGTAAAATATCGCTATACCAAAATTGAATTTCCATTACAATAATGTTTTAGTTGTTTTTCTTTGGTCAAATTCTTTATAAAGATTATCATATTTCTGTTTAAAATTATCATCGTTCTCCATTACTGAATTAAAATGTTTACTTGAATTTATTTTTTCCATTTTAAAATCTCTATTTAGTTTTTTTGACACCCAATTTTCTAAATCTCTCAAACTGTTAATATCAAACCAGATAATATTTGGGTCGTTATTTGTAAGTTCAACTACTGGCATAAACAATATATCTAACATATTTTTAGTGTAAGATTCTTCTTTTGAAATTTCTAACCTAGATAAAAAATTATCAATAACTTTAATTCTATTTTCCGAATTATAAATGTCATTTGGTTTAATATTAACAAACAGATCATTAGTTGTTAATTTTGAAAAGATGTCAGCAATATCAAGTTTGTTAATTCTGTGTAATTCGTCTATGATGTGTTTCCATAAAGATAAAAATCTATCGTACTTATTTCGTTTTATTGAAATAATTTGGTTGTTCGTCCCAAATTTTTCTTGTAACATATGTAATGGTTCGTGCGCATGTACTAATCTATCCGCCAATTCTTCATTACCCATTTTTTCCCATTCATTGATTTTAATCAACTGATTATCATGGTTTGAGTTGAAATGCTCTATTGGTATTTTGTTTTTAACACACCTAATCATAAATGATGTTGATGCGCATCTTGGTAAACTTATAAAAATAAATTTTTTATCGACTAACATTTAAACTAATGAGGGTTTAATATATAATTTTTTATATAGAAATTCGCTAAATCTTTTATGACCATTAAAACTAAAATGATAATCTTTTATATTACCCTCAGTGTGTTGACCTATTGTTTCAATTTTACCGTCTAAAAAATCTAAAACATCCCATATTAATATTTTATCTGTTTTATTATTTAATTGTGCTTGTATAAATTCAAATCGTTTATCTTGTCTTTCTTTAAATAATTTATTGTCGGAAAATAAAACACCATAATTTAATACCGTTTCAATTTCTAATTTATCTTCACAAAAATATCTTTCCATTTTTAAATCAATAGAAAGTTGATAAAGTCCTTCAGCATAAATTGTTTGAAACCCATCACCCGTTGATTTAGGTATATCAAATCTTTGGTAAAATGTTTTTTCAATTATCACCACATCATTTGGTTCTATCATGTTAAAATTATCAATAATAGAATCTAAAATATAGTCATTACTTGCACCGCTTTTTCCTAGATTTTTTACGTCATATCCTAAAGTTTTACCTAATAAATTAGGCCATATATCACTGCCTAGTTTTTTATATTCGTTATAATATCTAAAATCACCGTCTCTAATTCTTAGGTTTTCTACACACCCGTCTCCAGAAGTAAATGAATCCCCAAATGTCCAAATAGTTGCCATATTAAATTAATTGATTTCTTTTTTCAAATATTTTTTCAAATTTTTCCCAAACAAAAGATTTCAATTCATTATTTACTATTAATTTATTTGGTCTTTTTGTAGATACGTTTTTCTTTTCTATTATTAATTTTTCACCAAACCTATTTTCAATGAAATTGACAAAATCGTCTAATTTTTTAATATCAAATTCATATGTGCATTTTACATTACTTTTCCAATAGCGTTCAGATATTAGAGTTATTATTATTCCATAAATTTCTTTGGGTACGTTTATAATATCTTCGGTGTTCCTTTTTAATAATTTCAAAAAACATTCTTCATTAGAGGTATGATTTAATGAGTAAAGTTTATTTACAAATTCGCTATCAAATATCTCATAAATAACATTATTATTGATGTCCTCCCATTTACATACTGGTTCATATTCACTATATAATTCTATATAATCCCAAATAAAATTTAATGAACTTAACCATTTTTCAAACCAATCTCTAGTGATACATATTGTTTCTTTTTTACCAAACTTAGTTAAGCACTCGTTTAGTGGTATATGCATATGGGTATGTTGTTCGAAGTGTTCGCTATATTTTTTTAAATTTAAACTTGAGTTTAATAATGCAGTTTCTATTGAGTCGCTAGCACATTTAGGGGTGATCACCCATAAAAGGTCATCGTTTATTAAATAACCCATAACTAAAGAAATGTTTTTTTAGTTTTATATTTAATCGTGTCACTATGTTTACTCATAAATTCCATTTCAACTTCTTTCCATTTATCAAGTGGACAAGATTTGTCTTTAGTAAGATATGTTGTTTCAGTGTAAACTTTTGCGCCTAAAGGGCAACCACATTCTTTACATTTAAAAAGCCATTTCTTGTATTTTAAAATTTCTATTTTAGAGGGGCATTCTAAACATATTGCGAATCTTTTATCTGCTAATTCCTTTTGTTCTGGTGTGTGATTTATAACATTATACCACGCATTTAATATTTCTTTAAAATTTATTTTCATACTATAAAAGTGTTTTTTTATAATCTTTTTTTTGTTTTAATTTCACCCAATTAACTAGTGTATATCTAATCCCACTTTTTACTGGCACTACTCTATGTTCAATATTTGATAAAAATAATATCAAATTTCCTGTACCCTTTTCAACTGTTAGGGTCCCATTCTGATCATCTTTTATTTGTAAATCACCCTCTCCATACTCATCATTTAGTTGTATCACTAATGAACAATACCTGTCATAATCCGTTATTTTTTTTCCATGAGCATCTCTATGCCAGCCAAAATGTCCGCCTGGATGATACTCAGTAAACTGAAATTGACTTTCTTTAAAATCTAAATCGAACCCTTTAACAAAAATATGTTGATTTAATAATTTACTCATTTTTTCTAATAAAAATGGAAATTTTTTATAATAGGGGTAAAATACTTGATTTGATTTTCTAATATCGGTATTAACGTCGCCACCATCGGTGTAATTGGTAAGAATTTCCGATGGTACTAATTTTAATTCTTTTAATGAAAAATCTAATATTAAATCACATTCTTCTTTTGTTAAAAAGGTTGACTCTATTGTATATGTAAATGGCATAATTTATTTTTTTATAATAATGATTTTGTTTTTTTTGCGACGTAATCAGAAGGTTTCCAATGTAAAAAAAATTGGACAACTCTTTCTTTCTCCAGACATATTAAGGGTTCCCTCCAATGTGTGATTTTATCCGCATCAAATAATAAAATACCGTCACCAATATTTGTGTTGAAACAATATTCCTTATTTCCGATTTCCGCACATAACGGCCATTCTTTATTTATTGTGGATTCTAAACATATAGACATAGTAACACTAATGTCTTTTCTATCTAAATGTTTTTTTAACATTGAGGTGTTCATATATTCCCTAACAAATGTGTTTACATTGAATAAATCATCAAAATTATTGTTATATTCTAACACTTTTGATTTTAATTTATTTAAATAGGTATTAAACGCAAATGAAGGGGCAAACCCATATGATATATTGGTGCCAGTATATTCATTATCCACCGAGATTTGATATTTTCTTTCGAAATCAAATTGATTCGTTAAGTATTCACACTCATCCTTAGTAAGAATATTTGGTATGAAATGTATCATAAAATAACTTATTAGATTTTATACTAACTGTTTGCTGTTACAATTAAACTACCTATTGTTGTAATTGTGGTGTTTAAAGTATTGATGTCTGTATTTGATATAATTGTTGCCATTTTTTATTTAAATTTATTTAAGAAGGTTATTAACATACTGGAAAACAGTAATTAGATTGACAAGACATATACTTCGGACATGATGGACAGACGGACCAGCAAACGTTTGTACATGTCCAATTGGGACAAGATATAAGGTTATGTTCAATTGAAACATATGATTCGTTATTGGTTGACCCGGCTGTTTTAGTTAAAAATAACATAGCGGTATCAACTGAAATAAACCAACCAGAGAACACTCTCTTAACTTGAATATTTGATGTAACTGTTTTTCTTACAAAATTTATATTATCATCAGTAGTATCTAATAATATAACCACATCTCCTGGAAATATCCCCCATAATGATTTAAACATAACCACACCTTCTCTGTCTATCAAATACTTTGAGCCCATAGTATCTTCCCAGGTACTAGCATCTTCAAATGTTAATTCATTTATAAAAGTTAAGGTGTTTACTTTTTGTTTTTTGGTTACGACATTAGTTGTATATATTGCATCACTTACCAACGTATCGTACGTAAGCCCAAATTCGGAGGATACGTAACTATCTATACTAGTTCCCTTTTCATTTGGTATTTCAATTGTTTTAATAACGTCCCCAATTTGTAAATCCAATGCAGTTTTTAATGTCCCATCTGCCATTTCTACCATATCAGTATTCAATAATTTAGGTTGAAAACCGGTAGGTGGGTTTGTACTATAACTCTCTTTGAAATCTGAATATACTTCAAATGTGATTGAATCATATGTCACATTATCTAGTAACATATTTTGATTCAATTTTGTATATTGGCCAATTTGAATTGATTCTAAATTTGGTGGGACTAAAATGTTTAAACTTCTTATAACCGTTAAATGCCCTTCCCATAGTTTATTGACGTTACATAGGTACTCCATTAAAAAATACTCACTTGTAACATTATTTGCTATTATAGTGTCTAATTCAGATTGAGTTGTAACTTTAAAAAATTTTGGATAAATTAACTTGTCATAACCTGGAAATCTAGATTTTAAAATAAAATTAGGGTGTTCGCCGTTATCATTTATAGATGTGATATTTGACACCAATGTGTTATTTTCGTCAATGTACGCAAATTGGGAGCCAAAAGAAGAATCTTTAATTAGATTCATGAACTCTATTTTATCCTTACAATATGTGTCATCCACTAGTGCTGTTGTGTCAT